CATTGCTTCTAATTCAGAAGGTTGGATATGTAAGTGATGATATATGTAGAACTTTGTTTTAAAGAAGTTCTCCAGCGATATCTTGAACAATGAAAAGAGACTTGATGCCGTCGCGAAACCCGATAGGGACGACCTCCCACTCATCCCCAATCTGTACTTCCATGTCTGGTTTAATACCAACCTTCATTTGTTCAGCCAACTTGTAAATTAAGCTATATTTTTTATTTGACCAACCATTCATTTCAACTTCAAACTTAAAGATATCTCTATCAGAAAATCCTCTCCATTCGTTTGCCAAATATGGCATAATTTGAAGAACAGACTGATCAATTTTTTCATTCTTTTCTTGACGATCTTTAATATATGCTGTCATACGTTGCATGATACCAATTGAAGGTGGTCTCATTTCAATTGTACCAAATGACTTTGTTTCAATAAGAAAAGTACGTGCATCAGAATCATAATACTTATCTAAAGTCTCTGGAACTTTAAAGTATGTGAAATTATCCTTCTTAATTTCAACGACATGCTTAGCTCCCTTTTTATCAGTATGTTCTACTGTTAAATTAGATTCTGGTTCTGGAAACGTTAAATCTCTAATAGATAGAATTACATAAAAACGATCTTCTTCACAAATATCTTTATATGACATTCTAGTTTTTGAATTAGTTACTCTAACACATTGTTCTAGAATATAATTCAATTTATCATCAACATCTAATACATTATTTTCATCAATTGAAGAGAAATGTCTAATCTCTGCAACTTTAGCAGAACGAATAGAAATTTCTGTTCCCTTTGGGTAAAACATACCAGCTGATGGTAAATTTGCGATATTGACAGAATGATATCCTAAAACTAGATCAGCATCTGTTGCTTCAGATTGCTTAAAACGATCCATGTCTACTTTACCTAAATCTGTAGGATTTTTTGTAGAATTTTCCTGAGACTCTACAATCTTTTTATACTCGTCGTTTAAGTTTAGATCTTTTTCGTCGCTCATAGTTTATTTACTTTTAAGTTTCTTAATATTATCTTTATTCCATTCTTTAATAGAATCTGCTCTTAGGTCTATTTCTTTTCTAACGATTTCTCTAATGAATGCAGAAATAGACACTGGTCTTTCACTTGTTTCAATTGCGTCATTCAATATGATTCTATTAATTGATGTAACTTCATCTTCTGAAAGTAAAACCTGTAACTTTTTAGTTAGTTTGTCCATTTTATAGTTATTATTATATCAACATATTATGTTTTTGTTTCACGAAAAAATAGGGGAAACATTACTGAATCCCCTATTTATGAATTCTTAAGCTAATACTTCCTTCCAAGTATCACATCTCCAAGTTACTTCTAAAGCTTGAGCTTCAGTAGTCTCGTAAGATAACTCGTTTGTGAATGCTAAACCTGAAGTGATAAAGCAATCTTCTAATGTTACAGTTCTGTAGATGTCTCCAGCTCTATTGAACTGAACTACTACGATAGTACCAACGTAATCTTTCTTAAGACCCATTGCACCAGTTTGAGGATTAAACTGCTTATTGTACCAATCTCTCATTGACTTGTATAAGTATGCTTGATTAGCATCATTTAAGTTTAATGAGAAGTTAATACCTACATCAACTGTTGTTGAATCTGGCATTCCAGCGAAAGAACGTGTTGAAAACTTGTACTTTTGCTCAACTGCAGCTACCTCTTTGTATAAATCTAAACCTGAGATTGAGTTGACATGTTGAATCATTAAAGGCGCATCAGCAACTCCAGCTGGTGGAAGAATTGTTACTTCGAATAAGTTTGCCTGAACTGGTTCAAATTGTCTACCGCTTCTCGATGTTTGATCTTGTGAATAGTGTGGTAAAGCCATGTTAATTATTTTATTTTTTTATATATCTTATTAATTAAAGTTTCCTGTAGCAATTTCACCAGTATTTAAGATTGTAGTTCTATGAACAACGATCTCTAAACCTTTAACTGGTTCTACGTATGTATCAACAATACCGTAGTTATTATCGATTACTTCATCAGTGTTGTTAGTTTGATCCATAATGTTTTTATAAGCATAAACACCACCATCTGCTTTAACAGATTCCATAAATGAATCGACTAAAGTTTTGATCTCTAAACGAGTTTGAGTGTTATTGAATTCAAAAACATAATCTTTAAGGATATTTGCAATACCATCTTGAATAAAGATTAGCGCTTCTCTTACGTGTGCAGAAGAGAGTGCTGACTTAACAGATTGTTGTGCAGTTTTATTACCTAAGATTGTTAAACCAACTCCTCTTTGGAATACGATAGGATTGATTCCAAATGGCTCTAATACATCTCTGTCAGACTTATCGAATGAGTATTCAGTTCCTTTAACGTTTGTTCCTGAAACAACTCCTCTGCGTGGACCAGCAATGATTGACCAAGGCTGAGCCGCAGTGTATTTGTCTAAGTAGTTGTTAGCAACATATGCAGCGGCTGGAACTACGATATCTTTACCATTGTCAGATACTAATAAACCTGGACCGTAATAGAATGCGTAATTTGCACCTTCTCCAATCGATGGTAAAGCGTATAACGCAGTTGGGTTTTTATCTAAATTACCACCTGTCGCAATGTACTCAACTTTAAAGTTACCGTCTGCATCTGTAAAAGATGGATTAGTTGAAGCTTTGAAATCTGCAACCGTTGGTGCGTTTAAGATAGCTGAAGCATTTTGTCTGTCGTGTGCTAACTGAGATAATTGATTTTTATTTAAGATTCCTGTTGAATCATATGACGTGAAAGTATCAACGATGTATCTATAATCGATCATATCTTTATCTACTAAAGCATCATAGATGCCATTACCACCTTGTAATGCTGATAGGCAATCACTAATTTTCTTAGCTGCTAAAGTTGCACTTGATAATACGAATGGTTTGTATGCTAATGTTGCATTTTCAAATGATTTTGCAAATTCTCCACCCCATACTGCTGGAACTTCAACGTCACAATAAACTGTGTAAACTGTGCCTGCTTTAGCAACTCTCTTAACTTTAGCTAATCTGCCAGCTGCATTAGCTGGAACATAATCACCTACTGAAATTGGGAATGTTGCTGGTGTATTTGCTAATACTACATAATCGACAGTGAACATAGAACCTGATGCTGCGTAAACTCCATTAGCTGGAATTGTATCAACACCTGGGAATAATGTAGAAACTACTCTATCATTAACTCCAGATTCTACAACATATGATAATAATTCATAATCTTTAGTAGCATCAAAGCTATGACCAACTAAGTCAATCTTAGTTCCTGTTTCATCCATGATTGCATCTTCATCAATTGCACAGAATAAACCTGTTTTTCTAGATTCTCCATTAATCATTGATTCAATGTATAAATTTCTACCTTCTAGATCTTTAAAACCTGGAATAACTGAACCCGTGTATTGTGCTTCTAAACTAACTTGTCTTAAGTTAGAGAATTGAGCTAATTTAGTTTTATCTAAACCATCTGCAGAGAAAAATTCTCCATATACTGGATCGTTTGCCATAACTGCTGGATCAAATTCACCTTTGAATACAAATAAGTCGATCATAAAATCTGACATGTAATCAAAATCATTTAAGAATGCTGGAACATTACCTTCACCATACCATTCTCTTGCAGTAATATTAAATTCTGAAACGCTTTGAGCTTTTCTAGCAATAACGGTAATTCCTGATTGTTTGATATTAACTAAGTTGATTAATGAACCATCGTTTAATAATGCATTTCCTTCTAAAGAAGAAAGAACTTTAGCATCGGATGGAATCATAAATTTATCCATATCAAAGAAGCTTGTGTACTCTGCTGTACCGGTTGCTGCTACCTGTGTATCTAAAGAACCATTAGTTACAGGTAATGCGTAAGAACCTAAATCTGTATTAGCAAACGATGAAACGTTTAATGCTAAGATTGGACCTCTTGAAAGAGATTCAACTGCAGATCTGTGAAAGAACATACCCTTTTTCTCTAACGCTCTGTCAATAGAACCAAAAACGTTTGTGAATTCTTCAACGTTTGAGATTAATACTGGAGTGTTGTAAGGTCCTTTTCTAGAGTGACCTACTACTAATCTAAGTGTTTCTACGTTAATATTAGCAGTTTGAGACTTGTCAAACTCTAATCTGTATACACCACTTGACTTAAATTGCAATAATTGCGGACTTAGTGCCATAATATTAATTTTTATTTTTTTTGCTTTTATTATATATCTGAATTATTCTCGACTTATTATAACAAATCGTAAATATCATACTGTAAATCTCCTTGAACATCGGTATCTTTATATAGAACTTGTTCCATAAGTTCGAACTTTTCTGGTTCTATAACATCTAATAATTCTTCAACATAATCTGCATAATCTGTAGTGCCAAAAAACTCAGTTGCAGTGATTGCTGTCATAATAATATCATCATGTCCCATTTGAGCTCCATAGCTTCCATTTCTAAGTACGCCAAATAATGAAGCTTCTTGAACCGTTTCGATATCATTGATTTTAACGCGATTCATTTCTATTTGTTTTCTAAAATTTTGACAAAAGACTGATTTGTTATCGCTTTTTAATCTAAGTCCAGGTTTAAGAGTTTTAGCATCATGTCTATGCTTAAATCTTAATACCATTTCATCTTCAAAGTCATTTCGACCTGGAAAAATAGTACTCAGGTATTTTAATAGAATACTTCCATATGTATTATATTCAATAATTAATTTAGTATTCTCTGGATTAAAAATATCGATTGCTAATGTATATAGTATCTTAGCAAAATCTTCAATTGGATGTTCATTACTATGAAAGACTCCAACCTGATTTAATTTAAAGAAATCGTACATTGCACCAGGACTTATAAAGTTTTCGATATCTTTATCATCCATCGGTTCAACTTCAAAAATGTTAATAACTGAATGATCTCCTCCGTTTCCTTCTGCGATATCAACTGAAAACAAATAATATCTTTGACTATTTGAAGCATCTTCAACGTCAAAATCTGGATCAAACGCTAAATAACCTTTTGTATCTATATGTATATTATCGAATTCTTCAAAATCATACCATTCAAATTTCTTAGCCTTTTGACGAATTGTTTTCATAGTACCTGGACTTAATAGAAGAGTAGATGAACTTGTAAATTCATTACCATATTGTCTATTAAACGCATCTTCTGAACCTAAGTTACCAAGTTCTCTTTTATACCAATCTTCATCTCTATCCGGATGTTGCCACCAATCAATTCTAGTTGCAGTATATTCATTATTTCCCTTTTCATCTTCAGCATAAATTTCATAAAACTTATTGA